ATTGTAAGAAAGAAATATAATTATAGTAAGAAAATAATATAACTATTGTAATAAACTTCTATATTTGTAGTAAGAATACTTTTTAGTATAAACGATATTAGTCTGTAACACATCCGACATTAATATAGGGGGCAGAACGAATAGTATAAATTTGGGTGGAAAAACAGGAAGAGGCTGAAACGTTGATGTAGTGCGGGTTTCAGCCTCTTTGTTTATTGAAGGGGAGAGAAAACAAATCGTGCAAGTATTTTAAACTTGAGTGAGTTTGGGTTAAACTTTGGGGAGATGTTTAACTGGATAATTTAATAAGGGGTTAAACGTGGTTTAAATGGAGGTTAAACATTACTCCTACTCTTCTGGATTGCGACCGCTACGAATGAGATGGGATTGCTTTATGATGGCACGGGGTGTGGGGAGGGAACTTCCATCGGAAAGACCGGCATGAGCGAGGGTGCTTTTCTTTATACCTATGGTTGCCTCGTCTAATGTGTCGAAGATGGCGGAGATGCTACCAAAATAGAAATCTCGTTTTTCGAAAATCAGGTGTACGTGAATTACTTTTGTCATGATGCTATATGATTAATTTGATATAGCAAAACTACTATATATTCATTATATGGAAGTATTAGTATAGTTAATATTGTGAAATAGACAAAATAAAGCCATTGTAAATAGTGATATTACAACAGCTTTTTATATTTATTGTTCCGACTGTTTTCGGGTGTTTAGTTCTATTTGAAGGAATAGGTTTACAAGATTACTAACAAGCATAAGCAATAATCCCAAGATACCACCGCCAATGAGTACTAAAATACCAATGACTATGTTAAAGTCACCAGAAGCAATGAATCCAATACCAGCAATGAGGGCAATTGCTATAATAGCCCTACCCAGCACATCTATAATCTTGGAAATGGGTTTTAAATAGCCAAAATCGTACATAGTATTAGTTTTAAATGGTTTATAATCGTTTAGAACAGGCCCTTACACGATAGAGTTTAAGAATATCCCCTTTGAAAATTTTGAAAGGGCTGTAGTTTGGGCTTTTGCAGACAATGAAATCCTCGTCACTGGCTTTCTCTATGAACTTAATCATGCGTTCTTCTCGTGTTATAATAAGGTATATAGCGCCTGTTTGCAAGAATTCCCAACTGTGGGACAAATTATCTATTGTTTTTATACCAATCCAATCACCGCTTGAAATGATTGGTTCCATGCTGATGCCCGTAATAGGAAATACGGCTTCACAGCCTTCGAATACACTCAATTCTACGAAGCCATCAGGTTCTGTCTGGTGGAAAATTTCGGATTCAAGCACAGCGAGTTGCCCGGCACTAACTGGCAGATTATAAAATGGTACTGAAGTTCGCGTTTGCTCTGTTAACAACTCTGGGATTCGTGTTTGTTCCTTACTAAGTTTTACAGAGACTTTTCTGCCATACTCAATATCAGGTTCACAAACAGATGAGGAAGGTGGTGTATTCACTACAGCTAATCCAAGTGAACTTGTTCCTAAATCAAGTCCAAGAATGCTCTTTTCTGTTTTTTCTTCCGTTGGGTTACAATTTGGGTTACAATTTAGGTTACAACTTTTTTCGCCGGGATTTTGATTATTTAGCATCTCACCTTTGCCAAGAACAACCCACATTGGCGATAAATCAGGATAAGTGGCGAAAACTTTAGCAATAGTATCTTCAGTAATACCTGTAGAACTCTCTAAAGTCCCTCTGGATATACCTGTAGCTGCATAAAAATCTCGTTTGCTAATACCTAAAGTATCAACAAATTGCAAAATTCTTTGCTTTGTTGGCGAAATCTTTTGTACTTTCTCTTGCATTTGGCGAAATGTTTTGTAATTTTGTACCCAGTTAACGAGACAAAAGTAATAATTAAAACGAGAAAAGATATGAGATTAGCTGAAAAACTGAAAGAAAAGCGTACCACACCTTATAAGGAAGTGGCCGAAAAATTTGGTGTAACCGCACAATATGTGGGGAAAATAGCCCGCGGACAAAGAGTTCCGAAGCGGAACAGCGGGAAAGCGATGAAGGTGCTTTGCGAACTTGAAAAGATGTGCAACGAAGCGAATAAAAACTGAAAGTATGAAAACAGCAAGAAGAATAGAAGTAATTGCAGCGGTAGTCGGAATGATTACCGGGATTGCACTGGTAGATGGTGAACCAACACGCAGGGAGATGATAGGTGGTGCGGTATTGATATTTGTGGTGGTGGCCAATTTGCTGGTTAATGTCTATAGAGATGAGTTCAAAGAAAAAAATGCTTAGAAACCATATTCGGAGGGATAAATTATGGAATCAAGATTTAACGGTCATAAAGCAAACCTGCATGCTTATCTGCGGAAAAGAGGTGCAGAGATAGACGTGAAAAACAAAACGGTGAAAGTTGATATGGAAGCGTTGAATAAGAAAGAGCAGGAGAAACTGAAAGAATTAGAACGGTGGGGATATAAGGTGAATGAGCAGCAAACTTATTTTTCTACTCATTCCCCCCTTTGGAATTATGAAATACTTGAGACAGAAGATAATTCATTTATCGCATTTGCTGATGAGATAATGGCAATGTATTATTAAGAGAATAGTTAGGGTTAGTTTTTTTGAGAGGTCGCTACAACTGAGTAGCATGGCTCTTTCGGTTTGGGAAAATAGAAAGAGATTCCTTTTAAACGTAGATACGTTTCGGCTCGGAGTTAGACCGGGAAAGGAGCTAATAATAAGATAAATCATTATGCCGCAGTATAGGAACATACCATTTAATTGTACTTGTTATTCGGAGGTGGCGAACCCCGGAGAACAGGTGCTTTGTGTGTCGGTTCCTGAACTTGTAGAAAGTGGAGTATCTGAAAGCTATTTGAAACGGGCTTTATCAGGCCAACGAACTGGCGAAATGTTTTGTTGGCCACACCATAAAGAAGGGCGCGAAGTATTTGTGCATTTTGACGGAATGGCGGCGAAGTACAAGGAGCTGGTGAAGAGGGTGATTTGTAGAGGGGTTGACGCTGCTTTGTGGGTGGAAAACCGGGCGGCGGAGGAATTGAACCGGAAACTGGAGGGGGTGAAGAAGGGATTGAGGATGATGGTGGAGGTGAGCGCAGGGGATTTGACGCGGTTGAGTGATATGCAACTATTTGTTCCGACGGATGTGCAACGGATTGCACGGGCGGCAGGATGGCTGAGACTTTGGAGGCGGATGGATGTGAAGACGGCACGGAAGTACGGGTTTGCATCGGTGAAGGAAGTGCAGGCAGAGATGTTTAAACAGTGTTTAAATGAGCAGATACAGGGGTTTGTGAAGTTCCCGAAGGCGATAAATAGTGAACGGGTGCTGGACAGGAAGGCGCGGGAATATGCCGCGGACGGGCTGGACTGTCTGGTGGGCGGGTACTTCGGGAATGTGAACCGTGAGAAGATGAACGGGCGGACGCATGCGATATTGATGCAATTGGCCGGAGACCCGGTGAAGTATAGTTTTGAGGATATAGGACTGATATATAATGAACAGGCGCCGGGGCTGGGACTTCCGAAGATGACGGTGTCGGCGATTAAACAGCATTTAAACATGCCGAAGCATAAGAAGGTGTGGTATTATATGAGGCATGGGAAACTGGTGGGCGATGCGGATATGCAGCCGATGATTGACCGTAAACCGGTGAGCAAGCCGGATATGCTTTGGTCTCTGGATGGTACAACGATGCAGTTGTACTATAAAAAGGCGGTGAAGGACAGTAAGGGAAGAGAGAAGTGGAAAGTAATGAGCGATTTGTATGCGTACTTCGTGACGGATGCGTGTACGGGCGCGATTATAGGATATAGCGTGGCTTTCAGTGAAAGCAGCGGGATGGTGATAGAGGCTTTGCAGAACACGGTGGATAAGTGGGGGCATAAGCCTTATCAAATGAATTATGATAACAGTTCGGCGAATATATCGGCAACAGTGAATGGGCTGATAAATAATATGAGCCATGTAAACTTTCCTTGTACCCCCTACTCCGGACGGAGTAAAAGCGTGGAGCTTGTGATAGGGCATTTCCAACAAAGGGAACTGAGGAAGCTGAAGAACTTTAAAGGGGGAAACGTGACGGTGAAGAGTCCGAATAGCGTGGCGAACCCGGAACTGCTGAAGGAACTGGCTAAAGATTTGGCGTTTACGGATAAACTGCCAACGGAGGAACAGGTACTGGTGGAGTTTGATCAGGCTGTGGAGGCTTGGAACGGTCGCGGTGAGGCGCGTGATGCTTACGGTGCGTTTATCGGGAAATCAAAGATTGAACGGTATGCGGAAGAACGTGAGGGACGGGTGAAGATGAATTATTTTGAAAAGCTGAGCCTGTTCATGGTGGAACTGAAGAACCAACAGCATCCGTTCGGTGAATATGAGTACAGGCAGAAGGGTATTGAGGTGGCTATACGCGGAGAGAAGATGAAGTTTATTGTGCCGGATAATGCAAGCAGTGCGATGGACTTTGAATTCAGCCGGGAACATTTGGGACATACATTCAAGGTGTTTGTGAACCTGCGGGCGGACAGGCCGGAATGGGTGGAACTGCGTGACCGGAACGGGAAGAAGGTGGCGGATGCGTACGAAAAGGAAAAGCTGGCGGCTTGTGTGGCTGACATGAAGAATAAGCCCGGAGAAATGGGTAAGATTCAATTGTTCAACATCATGCAGAAGCATTGTTACGAGGATGCGAAGACGGAGATGGAAAGACAGCGGGAGATTGCAGAACAGACAGGTTTCCGGGCTACGGGAACGGATGGGTTCGGTTTTGGCTGGTGGGATACTCCGAAAACGGTGGTAAATGCACAAAACAATGCTGTGGAGGACAGACGAAACGGGATTGTGGAGAAAAGCCGGGAAGAGACGGAGATGGAGGCTTTACTGAATAGCTGACGAATGTTTAAACAGTGTTTAAGTTGTTGATTTTAAATATATAAAAAGATGGAAATAACTAATAGGATTAAAGACAAAGTGACGGATTGCCTATTCTTTGAATTGAAAGAAAGAAGGGTGTCACAGGCGGAGTTTGCAAGAATCATCGCTTTGCGCCACGGGATTAAGTTTGATAAATCGGTGTTGTCCCAGATTAAGTATGAGAGAGACCGGAACTATTCGGTGATAAAGGACGCTTCGTGGCTGGTGCTGGCGAGACATTATCGCTGCATGGAAGATAAAACGTGGGAGACTGTGGACACAAAGGCTTTCATTACGGTGCAGACGCATCTGGAGAAATGCCAGGAGTATGGTATATGGCAGGTGCTTTGTGATCGCGCGGGTATCGGGAAGAGTTATGCTGCAAGAGAGTATGCCCACGAACACGGTAATGTGATCTATGTGGATTGTTCGGACTATCCGGGAAAGGGTGACTTTGTGCGGTATCTGGCGGGACAATTCGGGTTGCAGAATACGGGAGGTATAGACAAACTGTGGCGGGACGTTACGAATGAATTGCTGTTGCTGTATAAGCCGTTGCTGATACTGGATGAGTTCGGGGATTGCGCGGAGGCAGTGATAACGCTGATGAAGGGACTGTATAACAAGGCAAATCTGGGAAGCCAGATGGCATTGGGGTGCTACTTTATCGGAGCGGATAACCTGCAAAAGAGGCTTGTAGATGGAAGAAGGGTGAGCAAAAAGAGTTATGCGGAGTTCTGGAGCCGTTTTAACGGACGGATTACGACGCTGAACTACGGTAAGAAGCAGGATGCTTTCGGGAATGAGCTACGGAAAGAAATTGAGGCTATAGTGGATGCAAACCTGCCGGAAGAGTTGGCTGACAGGCGGGAGGATATTATTGAAAAGAGCTTTGTTACGAATGGTGTACGGGCTATCAGGAATGAGATTGTGATACAGAAGATGCTGCTGGAGAAGAGGCGGCAGATTGAACAGAATAAGGGAGGATGAATGTATGAGCAAGTTCGGACTTTTTTATGAGTTGCTGGGCAAGATGCCGGGGGCTACAAAGGAAGATGTTGTGTGCCAGTATTCGGGCGGGACGTCGCTGAGTGAATTGTATGAACGGGCGCCAAAGGTGTACAGGAAGATGATTGAGGACATGAAGCGGATGACGAAAAGCGAGGGGGAAGACGAACGGATGGACAGGTTGAGAAAACGGGTGATTGCGAGTGTGGCGGGGTACTTTGAAAAGGCGGGATTGTATGAGGGGACAACGCGGAGGGAACGGTTGCAGAAGATTATTGCCACGGCTTGCAGGGCGGCTGGGGTGGATGATTTGAATGATATGACGGAGGCACAGATGAAGCGGGTGTATAATGAGTTCCTACGGAGACAAAAAACGGCTTGCCGGGCTGAAAAAGCGTGCGAGGAGGCAAAGAGGGAAACGGGCAAGGTGATACGGAGGGGATGCCTGAGTGTGACAGTGCCGGAGTGATGCCATGAAATGACCGTGTAAGGGCGGAGCAACTATCCGGGGCGGTGCCGGAAATGGCTCTATTAAAAACGAGATAATATGGCAAAGGGATATAACAGACGAAATTTCCTGCTGAGGGTAAAGGATATACAGGATATTTACATGCAGCACCATACACGGGGATGCACGGATAAGTTCATTTATCAGAACCATATTTACCCGACGTATAAGATCGGGAGAACTACCTTTTATAACTATCTGGCAACGCCTGCGGTGAAGGAACTGAAGGAACTGGAGGAAAGGATGAGACTGGAACGGGAAGAACGGGCGAGACAGTTGAGTATGTTCAGGGAGGAAGAGAGTGATTCTTTTATTAAATAACATTTAAACAGTGAAGATTATGGCAAGAACGAAGAAAATGGTGGTAACGGGTGTTACACGGGAACAGGCAGAACAGGCTTTTGCCGAATTTGCGGCAGCGGATGCAAAGGTGCAGAACCTAACGTCGAAGATGGATGGTGAGATGACACGTATCCGGGAAAAGTATGCGGAGCAACTGGCGGCGCTTAATGCAGCCAAAGATAAGAGCTTTGACGTTTTACAGGCTTTTGCAGTGGAGAACAGAGATGAGTTGTTCTGCAAAAAGAAGAGTGTGGAAAGTGCTCATGGGGTGTTTGGTTTCCGTACAGGTACGCCGAAGTTGAAAAACTTGAAGGGCTTCACTTGGGCGGCAGTAACAAACCTATGTAAAGAACTTCTTCCATCATATATCCGCATATCGGAGGAACTGGCGAAGGATAAGCTGCTGGCTGATCGGGAACTGCCGAAAGTGGCGGAATATTTCCCTAAAATCGGAGTGCAGGTGGTACAGGAAGAGACTTTCTATGTGGAGCCCAAAAAGGAAGGTGATGCAGTGGAACAGTGATATGAAAGAGATACACCGATGGTATCAGTATCGCCCACGCGGGCGGTGCTGGGCGGTGTATCTTGATGTTACTTACCGTCAGGGAGACAGCTTCCCACCAAAAATATGGACACATGGAACAAAGGTTGGGGACTACCTGACGAAGGAAGAGGCACAGCGGGAGGTGTACAGGTTGAATGGTTGGACTTATAAAGAAAAGAAGGTATGAGTGAGAAACAGAGCGGGGTGCTGATAACGGCGCCTCAATTTGGAACGGGAAAAGAAACGGTGGGTTATTTCACCGGATATGCTTGTGGATATTGCAAGGGAAATGGGTATTATCTTGACCCGGATATTATTAATGAGCGGGTGAAGGTGCCTTGCCCTAAATGTGGAGGCACCGGGCAGGTGAAAGGGATTGTGACGGTGGAATGGGTGCCGGATGGGGAGGTGAAAAGTTACTTTAGAGAAAGTAAATTTACTTCAGAAAGTATAGCCTAATAATGAATTAAACAACTGATTGTTAGTGCGCTATTATTTGTTTTTATCATTGCTTTTTCGTATATTTATAGGGCGGATTTTTAAAAGATATTTGTAAAAAGTAGCTCTTTGAAGTTAGATATTGAAAAAAAAGTCGTAGGTTTGTGGCGCAAAAGTTTTAAATCAGAGATGGAATATGAGTTCCGTCCATTGCGCTTCGCTTGGGCTTTTTTTATGCCTTAACGGAAGCGTCCGTATATGGCGGTGTGTCAACCCCGTGCATACATTGTAATGGTGTATGCAAGTCTCTGATAAGAACTTTTGCAGCGGGAAGTGGCACACCGTTTTTTGTGCCCAAAATGCAAAAATACTTATCAAAATTATGTCTAATCTAAAAGAGAAAAGGGACTTGCTCCCTGTGACCGTGATGGAAGGTGTTACGGTTAATGTTGTTCCTGATGAAAAGTTTGAGTTTTTGTTGTCGACTCGTGATGTGGCGGCAGGGTATGGCGTGTCTATGTACGCTATTAGAATGGTGAAGATGCGCTATGCGGACGAATTCGTGGAAGGCAAACACTTTTTGGGCAGCGTAACAATTTGTCACGCTGCCTCTACAGGTGCTTCTAAAGGTACTATGTGGACAAAAACAGGAATTGTCCGTCTTGGTTTCTTTATTAAGAGTGCTCGTGCGAAATTGTTTCGCGGTTGGGCTGAGGAGTTGATTATTCGTTTGGATGAGCAAAGGGATTTATTCGGTTCGGAGATAGTGAGACCTGTTGTTGCTCTTCCAGCGAAGGTTAAACGTAATCATAATCGGCTTACGGCTGACCGTATGGTGAGGATATTGGCTGACGTGGCACGGATTGAGAATGGTGAGTTGCGAATGAGATTGGTGAACGAATTGATGGGGAGGGCTGAGTGATGGTGGATTTTAAGAAAGATGAGCTGGTGATTCGGGTAAAGACTATGGCTGTGATTGAGGACTGGCAGGACTTGGTGAATGACTTGGTGGACTTGATGTATAATGAGGATGTGGGGTTGAGGGGTGAAAGAAGCCATATCCCGGTGCTGAATTTGCTGAAGGAGTTACAGCCGGAGTATAAGGATGCAAAAAGAATGCAGATATAAATGATTAAACTGTGTTTAAACTACTTTGAAAGCAAGTTTAAACACAGTTATTCGTTACTTATTGAGGGCATCAAATATATTATTTGAGAGTCTATATAAATAATTTATGTTAGTTACATAATACATTATTGACAGGAGAATAAATGAGCTAAATAGCACCGATAGGCATATTTTAAATTGAAAATTTCCTAAACTAAATAAGCATAAAACATCTATGTTATTTTTAGTAAGGTAGTATTGAATAACATAGCTAATAGAGGCAATAAGAAAGTAGAAAATAAATGATTTTTTTACATCGCGCAGATTTTGCCTTATCTCAATTAAAAAATCCTGATTCTTTATTCCGCTGAGATTAAATGTCACAATCATGCTGGCTCCAACTGAAAACATGATACCGGATATCGTGTATAAAGTGGATGCAAAAAAATTATCAGCTTTAATATCTGTAAAAAGAGATATTAAAATTGACAGAATAGTAAATAATAATATGTTAATTGCCTTTCTCATTCTTTAGTTTTAGAAGAAATTCTTCCATTTGTAACTTCAAGTCTTTCTCGGATATCCTTTTATTCTCAGTCATTTCAACTTTAATGGGTTCTATCCACATAATTTCACTACCAGTAACAGGACCACTTTTAGTATAGAATATAATGTCATCCGTATCACTGATAGGATTCATTATTGCACCTAATTTTTCATTATAAACCTCTTTTTTCATTCCCTTAGGACGCGCAAATTTAATCAAAAGTTCGGCAGAAACAATCTGCTGCAAATCTTCTTCTGAGATATTTGTCTTTTCGCTCATGAAATGTTTAACAGTTGAAAAGGATATATCTACCATTTTTTGCACGTATGTTTGTTCTGTTGATTTCTGCTTCATCGCAGAAACCGGAACCGTAGAATTCTTAATTCGTATATCTTTTATCTCACCTAACTTAACTTGACCTTGTTTCTTCATCATTGTATTAAAGCCAAAAAGTGAATCACCTCGAAGCTCATCCAATATTGAGTTTATATATGTTTCCATACATTTGATGGTAGTTGAAACTGGTAAAGTAGTTATTACATAATCATCATTTAACATAAAGTAATAGTGACTCTTATAGATCAAAGATGTCGTTTCTGTTAAAGACTTTAATTCTTCAATATCAATCCTTGATTCATTTAGAAAAGAGTCAGGAAGTTGCGGAACCCCCTCTTTTTGTGTAACCCTCATTATAGAACCAAAGATATATGAGTCCTTCTTTACGTCGAAGTTGGCAATTAAATCGGACTCTTTAAATTCATCTTCCGCATTAAGTACCATCATTCTATCCTTAACAACACTATTATTAAGTCTTTGTTTAAGTAACTTCATTAAATCAGAGCTACTCTTTTTCAAGTCTTTATTAATGACCTTAAATGCACGAAGTTTTATTTCTTTCGGTTTTAATTTTACCATGTGTTTTCCCTCCATTTTAGATTTATTGGGGGTAAAGATAGAATTTTATTTTGTGAATTAAATGTGGGACGTTTCTTTTTTATCATAAGATGTACTTTTTTTGCTTAGAGGATAGTTGAAGGTTATTAATGATTTTGCCGATGACTTGGGTACGCCTTCGCGAAATGGTGCAGGTGAAGGTGATAGCGTGGTAGTTGAAATAGTCGGTGACCACGGGACGCTCGGAGGTGAGGACGAGAGCGGAGGTTTCGGAGGTGGAAAGACCTTCGAGAAGGTCGGAGATGGTTTCGTAGTAGTCGACTTTTTCGAGGCCGCTGAGGGGTTCGGTGAGGTTGTCGGTTTCGGGGGTTGGGTCGGTGAGAATGTGGACTTCGAGGGTGAGGGCACCGAGGCGCATGGTTCCGGCTTTGTCCCATGAAATGGAGTAGTCGATGAATAAGGCAGGGGTGGTGAACTCGAAGTCTTCGGGGGATTCGGGTTGGCCGTTGTAGAGGTCGATGAATTCGGGGGGACAGAGGTTGAGCTGCCGGAAGAGCTGGAGGGTTTCGGGGGAATGGAAAAGGGATTGAATGGAATTATATAACTGTTTCATGACTTTTTTTGTTATTTGATTGTTAATTAGAATATTATTTGTATTTTTGTGCCAGCTACCTCTGCGGGGGCAGCAAGACTTCAGCGGTTATGCGGTGTTTATTCATCGTTTAACCGCTGATTTAGTTTTATACCTCTCATATACCAGTTGACCATCGTTGTCAATGATGAGTATGCCTTTCAGTTCGGTAGAATCGAGCTTCTTATCGGCAGTATTGCAAATGGATTTTATACTTTCACTCCGATTTTCGGGCAACTTTATGATGGCATAGTCGGCCTGTTGGGCCGCTTTTTCGAGATGCGGGGCAAGGTGCTTGCCGTTGCCTTGCAGACGCTTGAAATCGACAACCCACTCTTCCTGTTTACCAAAGCTGAGAACAGCATCGGCGTTCTTGTCCTTATTGTGGAATTTCCAGTTTTCGGGATAGAATTTCGGCTTCAGGTCGGCATCTTTGTAATGGATGTCGGGCAAGAGGCTGACTTCGGTGATTTCCGGCTTCAGGCGGAGAAGGTCGGAAAGGACTTCGTTATTTCCCGGCAGTTCATCTAAATTGTGCATGACGTGATGGCGTACAGGAACCTGACGGCCGGACAGGTTGATGTGTCCGTCGAGGTAGCCGTTCTCCGGGGGAAGGTAGGCTATGGCGCGGCGTATCTCGCTGTTGGGGACGTCGGTGTAGTACGGATGTCCTTTGGGGAAGATAAGCCCGGTCTGGCCGGAGTTGGTGCGGAAGAGTTGTGGGATGAAGGGGGCTTTGTAGGAACCTTCGGGGGTTTCTTGTACGTCGTCTTCGGGGACTTGGATGGCTTCGCAACGGCAGTTCCAGCCGTTGGGTGGATAATAGGTGCGCCAGAACGGGTCGTCGACGCGCTTGGTGACACCGTCGAGGGCGCGGTGCTCGTCGCGGACGCTTTCGTCTCCGG